GGCATCGCACTCCAGGAAGGGCTTCTCACCCTAGGGATCTACATGTCCTATAGGTTCATGTAGAAAGCGGATTCACACCGCTTCCATCCGCCTGCGTCTCGCGACGCCGACGTCTCCGTAACATCGCGCCAGGAATATTCCCAGTTTGGTGCTACGGAAAGCTTCTTCCTGTATCTAACCCTGTCATGCCTGATGGGGATAGTCATGGAAGTTAGTCGCCCAGCTAGAAACGCACAATGTAGTCCCCATTCGTTAAAGAATCTCTTCTTTGAACGTTTAGGGGCTACAACATGATCCTCCTTCACTCTCAAGACAGACGGTATTGGCTTATATGCATAATATGCATACGAACCATTTAAATCCGTCCGAGGGGTAAAGAAGGAAAGTGGAGTGCGAATCCCAGCATCGTCATTCTCCCACAAAGGTATGGGGTTCCATGGGACCTTCCGTCGCAATTCTTGCGAGAGTGAAGGTACACAGACCCCTGTCCTCGATGTGAAAAGTACAAGCTGGTTTATAGCAGCGAAAATCGACGGAAGCTGACTACTTTTTAAGTAGACACCGCGGATGTTTCGTCCTCGGTAGTAATCAGCACCGCACGATTCCCGGAACGGTCCTAGGTTATAGGACTTTGAGCTGTTGACTCGGAAACCAAGGAGCCCTAAGCAACGAACAATATAGTCGTAGCTACTCGCTACGCATATAATGTCGTCGCCAAAGACGCCGTAATTGCCGAATCCAGTATCCGGACGTAAGGGTTTAATACCCAATATCCGGTACACAGCTAGAACTACACACGTAAACACAATAGTCTGTAATGGGAACGTATAACCGTTTCCCATGCTACTAAACATGTTAAGTGTGCGCCTGCTATTATCGGGCAACTCGACGCTTGGTGACCGATACCGACTTAGGTCCCTAAAGACCCAGGAAGGTAAAAGCCATTCAAGCATCTTTGTTGCCACAGAGTCTGAAGCAGACTCAAGGTCAATGGTTCCAAAAGAACCATCGATCGAACCACGGCAGGCAAGTGTCCGGTTCTTCTCCTGTTGGTTGCTGAGATCGATACCAAATCGACTCAGTAGCCGACGTGAGAGAACCTCGTAGCATCCTAACTGAAACCACATGTTAAGTGTGGGCTCAACGCAAATGCTACGGGACACCTTAGTCGTCTTCGGGACGAAGCTAAGACGATTACCTTGTACGATGAGGGGACCTCCAAACGCGGACATTCGCAGATTTTCAGCTGCGGACCACGTCGGGAGACCTTTAATCATCGCATCGTACCAAATGTACAAATTCTGATCTGTACACGAGATCGGGCCCGCATACAACTTCGTATAGAAGTCATTAGCGAGAGCCCCGACACTTGCGCCCGGTCCAACAATGCCTTTCGAAAAGACACTGTTAGGTCCAAGTTCAAGTGGGTAACCCCCTGGATTAAAGAACTCCCAGGCAACGGATTTTACCGTGCCGAGGAGAATCTCATCCATAGAATTACTACCGTGTAATTCCCAAGACGAACAACGATCGTTGCTCTCTAGGAACTTCCGTAGTGCTTCCGCGTCAGCGTCAGGTGTCCTTTCCTCACAAAACTTCTTGAGGAAGGAATTACCGAGACTGAGTGCAGCAGCCTGCTGGAACGAGATCCCTACCGGTATGACCCCGGTTCCGATTAAGGAACTAAGGTCACCCAGATAGGGAGTCAGATCAGATCGAAGGCATTGAAAAAGAGCGTCGGGATGTAAAACCACTGACGTCCTCCCAAAGTGTGAAAGTAAATGGACAGAGAGATACGTTAGCTAATCAACTAACGTACGAGATTGAACCAGATCGTGGTCAAGAAGTTAAACCTTCTGAACCTTAGACCTAGTCTCCATCTTAGTACGACGTTTTTTAGCATTGCGTATAGCCTCTATCCATTCTACGATTTCGATTGCCAGCTGCCGGCACTGAATATGCTTATTGTAAGACCGCTCTCGCGGAGATACACAAGCAAATAAAGCGCTAGCGAGGCTGATAATTCGATCTCGCTTCTCTGTTTCAGTAGTCATGACTTTAAACTCCTTCCCTAATAGGGAAAATTAGTATGAGGTCAGATGACCCCTGTAACAGCAGAGTCGCCAATGCCAGCCGACTGGGTGTAAACCTCGCCGATGGCAAGTGACAACATCGCCCGAACATTCGCCGCGTCATAAGCGTCTGCGCCCGCCGGTACGTCGATATAAATTCGAACGTAACCGACGAGCGGAGCGTTATTAGCAGCGAAGTTCAGGCCCTTTCGCACCAGGATGGACGTCCGGTTAAACGGAACATCCCCGTATTTGCCCGTCACCGGATTCGGAGAAGGAAGAACCCTAGGGTTCTTTGGCTTCGAAACCGAAATGGTGAACGGATCAGACACGGTGTGAGTACGGACGTTCGTCTGTGTGCCGCCTAAGGCGGTAACAGCGTACTGATCCGAATTCACATCAGGGGCCTTATCAGCCACCACCGTATAGGTTGGTGATGTAAGGCCTGTTTGAGCTCCCCCTGTGACGGGGGAAGAAACGGGAATGGTCATAAGACCCTCAGTGGTACTACGTTAATAAACGTGAAGTCGTCGCCGCAGACACTGCCAAAGCAGCCAAATTGGCCTGCTTCTTCGGACTTAATCCCCCAAGTTTGAATCCCAGCGCAGGAATGAGCTGGGTACCATCCTTGAGAGGATTAGTTCGCAGGTAGCGTCTAGACTTCAACTCCGTTGACCCAAGATTGACACTCTTTTCGAGAATTTGAAATTCGTCGTGACCGACAAGGTTATCATACTCGTTATGGTTAAGGGACCTCGAAATAGAGGTAGCCTTTACCACTCGAGAACAATAAACCAAGTCAGACACGCAGAAGGACAAAGCCTCGATGCATTCGCCGACATTTGAAAAATAGTCGACTAAGAAGGAGTACGGGATTAACTCCCAAACAGTAGGAGCGAAGTTCCGCATAGTTAGGCCGAAATCGGCCAAAGCTGCTGCAGGACCTGAGCCCCCAAAACGTGCTTTGACGGCTGCTGAGTATTTCACCGTGACGAGCTCTTCTTCCACACCGAACGTGTCGATGAAGAAGTAGCTCCCGTCAGGGGACATACCAGTAGCAATCGAAAACACGTCTTTTCTGTTGTTAGTTTCCATCCCGACAACGTGTTTTACTGGGGCCCTATAGTTGACAAGGTTGGCGAGTGCTTTCGCACCGTCATCGATGTCAGCAAGTAGGGGGGCCCAGCCATACACGGACTCCAACCAAGTGTTAGCTATAACCCTTGCTCCTTTACGACCCCGACCAACTATGCTCGATCTCCGTCTTCGGAGACGACTTAAGTAGTTGGAGTTGATAGAAGAAACAAGAGCGTTTAGCGGATTACGTATCATACGGATAGTCTTTGTTAGCTCACCAAGGAATATACCTCCAGAGAAGGAGGTCTGTGCCCGGTAGCATTTTGACAAAAACTTCGTACGTGCGAGATCATCAATCTGACCTAAAAGGCTGCCAGTAAAGGCAGGCCAGTTTGTGAGCCATACACAGCTGCCATCAATGTAACTGTCCATCGTATACCCTGTAGGTTTATACTTATAGCGGTATACGACACGGCCAGGAACACTTTTGGCTTCATATGTATAATGACTAAAACCAGAGGTCGCATCTGTACGATTCCGTATCGAGATTTTAAAACCCGGTACGGATTCACCAGACCTTATACCATATACCATAGGAACTTGTAAAGTTCCCGGATAAACGGCGCCATTACGAAAAGTAGTGACGTCGTACTGGTAGCGATGTGGTTTGTTGTCATAGTATTTGCTCATAACTGCCTCAGATTAACTCTTGGGAAAGAGACATTTATATCTCAAACCTAAGGCCCTAACCGGCTAAGGTTAAGACCGAAGAAGAAACCAAAGTGTGAGACTAAGTCCTCACTTTAAGTCGGAAGAATCCGACGCTTTAGTTCTTCCAAGGTTCGAGACATCCCGAAAGGGATG